GGCTTCGTCCTTTTCGACGCGGCGGCTTCCGCGGCATCGCCGATGATGATGGTCTCGGATGCGTCGTTCACTGTGATCCGCACCCCGGTGGCTTCTTCCATAAATCCTTACCTCCTTTTACAGTGTTAAAATCGCCACTCGACGTAGCCTGCAGCGTGACCCTCTATGCGTCCCGGGCCGACCGGGATCTTGCCGCCGACTTCGCCCACCAGATGCAGATCCTTCACCCGCAGGATGTCGCGGCGGTAATAAATGGGCACCCTGACGCCAGCGGTGCTCGCCTCGTAACCTGCGCCCAGGGTGTTTCTGCTCTCCAGGGCAAACCAGGGGGCGGGGGCGGGAATGAACACGGTGCTGGCCACCCCGGTCGAGACGTTCATGAAGGTGACGGTTGACCCGCCGTTTTCAGCCAGGGGTATCCTGGCCGTGTCCACCACGGGTTGGCTGGGTGCAATAGTGCCAATCTGCGGGAAAGTCTTCTGCGCCGCCTTGGCCGGCACGATTTTTAGCGGCACCCGCAGCTTCGGCCCCTCCACCTTCTCGGCCTTCACGGCAGAGGCCGGACGGGTAACGGCACCGGCCTCCGGGGATCTGGTACGTGCAATAGACCAGTAGAGGTACACAGCAGCAAAGATCGCCAACAGCGCAAAGCTGGCCAGTTTCCATCTGGGCACCCCCTTGAAAACCTCGAGAACCGCGTCACTGAGATTCATTGCCGCCACCCCTCGTCGCCGTTTCGGGCGAACTGAAGTTGCTGATGGTCTTCTGCCCCAGGTAGAAGGTGACCGCCGCGCCCGCCCACTGCAGGGGGATGTCCGGCATGGGCGCGCCCGCGAGGACGGCGCGCACGGCCGGCGCGGCGCAGATGATCACGATGAACGTGCACAGCACCTTACCCAGGGAGGCGGTGCGCGTCTTGTCGTCCTCGAAGAGCTCCTTCAGTACCTTTTTCATGCCGGCTCCAGCTCCAGGAGGTGCCCCCCGGGCGGCTGCATCCCGGCGGCAAGCCACTGCTCAACCGGGAAATCGGGGCAGGTCTTGCCCTGAGCCATTGCCGTGTCGAACTGGTAGTGCCCCCAAACCGAGGCTCCGGGGTAGCGAGTGGTGAGGTCGGTGACCAGGTCGCCGAGTGCCGCCCATTGCGGATGGGTGTAACGACCCTTGCCCACCAGGCAAATGTTGATCGAGTCGGTGTTGTGCCCGGCCACCGCTGCGGGGATCTCGCTCTCAGCGCGGCCGGTGTGGACCGAACCGTCGAGATAGATCACGTACTGATAGCCGATGGAGGTGAGGCTCGAGTTGAAGACTTTCTTGGCGGCGGGGCTGCGCCGCCAGCCGTTGTCGCGGTGCCAGGAGTCGATGTCCCGGACAGTGACGGGGCGTCCGTCAGGGGTGTCTGATTCGTGGATGACGATGTAGTTGATTTTGCGCATCTGCTAACTCCTACCGGGCCTGAGGCTGCGCCTGCTTGATCTGGGCTTCGAGCAACTGCAGGCGCTGCTCCAGGGAGCCAATACGCGCGCCGATGGCCCGATCCTCGGCGGCGCCGAGTGCCGACTGGGTGGCGCTGGCCGCCAGCATGTCCTTGACGTCGCCCAGTGCCACGAACTGCCAGGCGGCGCTCCCCAGGATGACGGTAATCAGGATGCCCAGGAGCCAGAGCATCGTGGTCTGTCGCGAATCGACCCCGCTGTGAGCCGTGCACTGCTTGTGGATGGGGAGTTCGGGTTCCTGCATGCGTGTCTCCATTAAATGGCCCAACGGGCGGTGCGGTAGGTGATGGTAAGGGCGATCTGTGCGGAGCCTATGAAATCGCCCTGCTGGATGCATTTGACTGCTTTGGCCGGGTCGTTGATGGTGATGACTTGCGGCAGGCCCAGGGGGCCGGACGGGTCGTTCTCGGCCGCGCCGAGCGCCGCGTAGACCTCCGCGGTCAGGGAGCGGATGGCGCGCTGCGCCGTGCGGTCCGCGACGTACAGGACGATGCTGGCGGCCAGGTCGTGGTCCATCTGCAGTGCTCCAGCGTTTTCGCTTTCCGACTTCGGGGTGAAAACGCTGGCCGCCGGCATTTCCGTCACGTCATACGGAGTGACCCGGCCGTCGGTGGCGGTGACGATGGAGTCGACGCCCTGCAGCAGGGCGACCAGCGCGTCGACGATCTTTTGTTCTACGGTTTCTTCCATCTACGGGTCCTTGGTGAGGATGAGCCGGGTCAGGCCCATATCGTCGGGTTCCTTGCCTATCACTTCGAAGTCGCCGACCAGCGCGTCGCCCTTGAGGATGGACAGCCTGGTGCCGTGGATCACCACCAGGGCCGCGACGTCGGAGTCGGCCATGGTGCAGGCCGGCGCGCTGGTCTCCACCTGTCCCTCGTGGACCTCGGCTTGGCGGAAAGGGGCGTCGTAGAGAACCGGGACGCTCTCGAAGCCGACCACCGCCCGGTGGGGGGAGTCGGCCAAAAAGAGCCTGCTGTCGGCGGCGAAGTCCATAACTCAGGCCATGGCCTCGCGGGCGGCCGCTTTAGCGACTTCGAGATCCGTGGCGGCGGCGATCTCTCTGAGGACGGCGGTCGTCTTCATGACGGCCTTACTTGCGGCGGCCGAGTCGTTCTCCATTTCAGCCACCTTGGACTCCAGCTCGGCAACCCTGGACTGCAGCCCTTTGATTTTCTCGTTTTCGGGCTGGGCCGATACCTGTTTCCCGGGGTAGATGCGAAGGGCGCCCGACTCGATCAGTCTGGCGGTCCCGGCATTGTCGGGCAGCTCCACCAGCGTCGGATCGTCGACCGTGCCGGCATGGGTATACTCCTTGGGATTTTTGGGGTCGAGCCCCTTGACGGTGCTAAGGACTTCACAGACTACGTTTTTTGCCATGGCGGTTTCCTTATGTTGGCGCCCCTCTCAGGATGTGGAGAGGGGCGCGGGCAGTTGTTACTTCACCTTCAGCCTGGTGCCGGCCTTCGGCTCCAGCAGGGTGATCAGCGGTGCCGACTGGGTGAGGACGATGATGGATTCGGGGTTTTTCTTGATTTCGAAATCCTGGTAGGCCTGCCCCTTGAAGCTCGGCGCGAACATGCTCGGGATGGCGCCGTAAAGCTCCTGGTTGCCGGTGGCCCGGGTGGAGCCGATGAAGACTTCGTCGGCGGGGACGTAGGGCTTCATGGTGCCGTCGTCGTCCAGGTACTGGGCCGAGTAGGCGAACAGGTCGACGTTCATGTCGGCGTCACGGATGGTGCCGAGGTAGGTGGTGTACTCGTCCAGCTGAGTCGGGCGGATCATGCCGAAGTCGGCGCGGATCATGTCCATGAGCGCCTTGTTGTCCGCCTTCTGCAGCCAGGTGAGGAACTCGGCCCAGGCGTCGGAACCGAAGACGACGGTGTCGCTCACGACCTGACCGTCGTCGCGGTTGTTGCGGCAGGCGGTGCGCAGGTCGGACCAGGGGGCCATGGCCGACTGGCCCCAGCGGGCATCGTTCAAGAGCGTGACGTTGTGGGTGTTCGGCAGCTCGAAGGAGATGGTGTGGTTGTACCCCTCGCCCACGACGGGGATCGCGCCGGAGAAAAGGGCTTTGGCCGCCATCCACTCGTTACGGAAGGCGAGCTCGTCGTTGTTTTCCGCGACCCGCTCGCCCAGGAGCTGGGCCAGCAGGACGGGCTGCTCGGCGCCGGCCTCGTAGATGGTCATGCCGGGCTGGCGCGCCTGGAGGTGCTCGGGGGTGATCACCTTGGTCGGCTTCTGGACCGGCGGCACGTAGGTCTTCATGGTGAAACCCTGGCCGGCGGTCGGCTTGCCGGGGAGGGAGGGGTGGACGAACGGCGCCATGCCGCGTTTCGGCATCACAAGGTCCAGGTCGATGTGGCGGGTGCCGAAGGTGAAGATCCTGCCGAAGAAGCGCTGGCGCAGGAATTTGGTGGGGACGGGCACCCGGGTGGTGGCCGTGTGCATGGACCGCTTGAGAAAAGCGTCAAGACTCATAACTGTATCTCCTTTGAAGGTCTGGTTGCGTTACAGGGTCCGCATGGCGCGCAGGAAAATGCCGCGTCCGCGCAGGGCTTCTTCCACGTCCGCCGCGACAGTGCCTGCAGTGAGCACGAGGGCGGAGGGGTTGAGGATGCCGGTCTCGTAGCCGACGCACGGGGCATCGGCGAGGCTCGCGTCGCAGTCGTAGGCGAGGACCGTCTTGGCGTTCTGGCTGCCGTCCACGGCGGTTTTGTCCACCATCTTCAGCTTGCCGCTGCCGGCGGTGACCGGGATGGTGAAGCTGTCCCCGATGGCGAAATCGGTGCCAACGTCAGCGAGGGTGAAGCCGATCTCGTCGGTAGCGTAGGCGCCCATCCCGGCGTCTTTCAAACGCCTTCCTTCGGGGTTGACGACGGAGAAGGTGCCGCCGTTTCCTGCGGTGGCGATGCAGGTGATGACGTAGTCGCCGACTTTGGTGCTTTTTTTCAGGGCGGCCAGGGTGCAGGTACCGCCGCCAGTGTTGGCGCCGGCCACGACCGCGCCCAGAACGACGGAGACCGCGCCGAGCACGGTGCCGCGCTTGCGGTTCTCTCCGGAGAGCAGCGTGAAGGCCTTGGTGACGGCCGGGAGTTCGCTGCCGGCCAGCAGCTTGTCAGGGGTGTAGGTTTCGTCGGACATCGGTTCGGTCTCCTTTATAAAGGTTGAAGTGTCGGATTAGTGGCTTTCGGCCCAGGTCTTTGCACCTGCGACCAGCGCGTCATCGACGACCGCGGCCTGGGCGGCTACGCTTCCCGCCTCGTCGCCGGCCGGGGCAATGGGCGCGGGTTTCGCCGCCCCCTCCTGGATGGCTGCGGCCGCGCTGCTGAGCAGCTCGGCCTCCTTGTGCTGGATGGCAAGCGCCACGTCTCCCGCGCTTTTACCCTCTTTGACGCCTTCCAGCAGCAGCGCCTTGTGTGCGACGGCGGCCGGGCCGGGGATGGTGAGGATGGCTGTGACGCGGGCGCGCTCCTCGGCGATTGCGGTTGCCGCCCCCTGGGTGCGCGCTTCGTCGACGATCGAGGCGTACAGGGCGGCATGGTTGGTCTGCAGCTCTTCTTTGGTCATGTTGACCTCCTTTTGATTTGCCGCTAAGGCATTGCCGCCCTTTGCGGTATGGGGTTTGGTACGCTTCGTCATCATCTCGTCGGTGGCAGCCGCGACCTCGTCGGCCAGGCCTGCGGCGACGGCTTTCTTGCCGACAAAAAAGCCTGCCTCGGTGTCGCGCACGTCTTGAACGCTCATGCCCCGGTAGCGGGCCACCGTCTGGGTAAAAAGGTCGTAGGTCTGGTTGACGTTGGCCTGAAAGAGGGTCAGCGCTTCGGTGCTGAGCGGTATGTGTGGAGAGCCGTCCACTTTTCTCGCGCCGGCGTAGATGTGGGTGACGGTAATCCCTGCGGCATCCTCCGCCCGCGACAGGTCGGCATGGATGGAAACGACACCAACGGAACCGACCCCGCCGGTGCGGGGGACAGTGATCCATTCGGCAGCGCAGGCCAGCAGGTAGGCCGCCGAGTAGGCGGATTCGTTCACGACGGCCGTGATGCGCTTGATGGCGCGCGACTGGAAGATGTGCTCGGCCAGGTCGAAGACCCCGGAGACCATGCCGCCGTGGGAATCGATCTCAAGCTTGATCTCATCGACGCCGTCATCCATCAGGGCGGTGTCGAAGGAGGCCCGGATCTCCCCGTAGGTGGTTGGTCCGCCGCTTGGGTACTCGCCGGCCAACAGGCGGTGCATGAGCGGACCGTAGATGCCGATGACCGCGACGCCGTTTTCCACCCTGTAGCCGGCGCGCCGGCGCTGGTCGTCGGAGAGCATCGCGGCTTCGGTTTGCGGCAGACCCGACAGATCCAGGTTCATCCGGGGGCCGAGCACCTGCAGGATGACGTTCAGCTTCGACTCGGAAATCATCAGGGGCTGGTTGAAGACCAGCTCTGCTATGCGGAAATTTCTCACGCGGCCTCCGGCAAGTCTTGGTTCTGTTGCGGCTCGGGCGGCTCCTGGGCGGGCGCCGCGGGTGTGGCGGCGGGCACGAGGCCCGCATCGTTCAGCATCTTTTGTTCCCGACCGCGCTGGACCACGTTGGCCTCCCAGTCTCCCCCGTTGGCGGACGCGGTCTCCTGGGTCAGGGTGGTGATGGCCAGGTCGGACCGGAGCTTTATGGCGTTGGCCTCTTTCACCGGGTCGAGGATCGGTTTGCTCGGTCCGATGAAGTCGCAGCCCAGCCAGGCGCCGCGGATCATGGGATCGGCGAAGAAGCCGGGGGCGTAGATGGTGCCTTGCGCCACCTCCTGGGCCAGCCAAACGGAATAGATGGGGAAGCAGTGGTTTTCCACCAAGCCGGCACGCTTGAAGCTGAAGAAGGCCCAGGCGTCCTCAATCGCAGCGCGCGCTGCGGAGTAGCTGGCCGTGTAGTGCTTGATCAGCACCTCGTAGGGGATGCCGGTCTGCAGACCTATCTGCCGGACGTTGGCCTGGAAGAACGGGTCGAAGTTCGGATTGGGGAGGTTGGGTTTTGCTTCCTGGATCTCCTGATCCTGGTCCAATCCGATGATTGATCCGTAGCCAAGGCGGATGTTGCCCGTGGTGGCTGCGCTTTCCTTGTCGCCCGCGCCGGGGGTGACGGACATGCCGGGGTACTGGGTGGCGCCGGGGGCAAACGGCATGTTGCCCATCGGCTTGCCGTTCGACTTGATGAACACGGTGAAGAGAGCCGAGACCACGGCGCGCTTCAGCTCGGCCTTGGACATCCTGGCGACGTCCTTGAGCGGCTCCATGATCGGCCCGATCATGGAGAGACCGCGGCTCTGATCGGCGCGCTCCGAGGAGAAGTAGTGAATCACGTTAGGCAGGCCGGTCTTCGGGTTGAAGGCCGGATACTTGTCCCAGACCCAGCTCTGCGGATCCGCATACCTGATGTTGCCCGGGTGCGTCCGGGTGATGTTGTAGGCGGTCGGGGCCCCGTACTGGTCGCGGTCGATCCCCTGGGTGCAGGTGACGCTGTCCGGCGCCTGGTTCGGGTTGCTGAGCCGGTCGGACTCTATGGCCTGGAGGCGCAGGGGGTTGGAAAGCCCCTGCAAGGGGACGACCGGGAGGAGGGTTATGGCCTCGCCGTTGATGCACTGCGCCCGCAGCGCCAGCTGTGTGTGACCGTTGAAGTTCAGGGTGCGGCGGAGATCGCAGTCCTTGGAGCCTGCCCACAGTTTCCAGCGCCGCTCGGTGTGCTTCTGCCATGCGTTCGCCTGCTCGTCGCTCATGTTGAGCAGTTCCCGGTCTATGCGGCTCTGCAGGGAGAGCCCTACGCCGACGGTGTTCATGACGGTCGTGTTGATCAGGCCGCCGGCCAGGGGCTGGTTGCGCACGGCATCGCGGGCGCGCGAGCGGATGTCGTCGTTGCCGAGCATGGAGCTGTCGGCGTCGGTAGGGAAGGGGGTCCAGGAGCCCATGTCGCGGCTGGAACGGTCGGCAGCATCGTAGCCACCGCCGGTACCGAAAAACTCGGCGGCGGCTTCCATCTGGAAACGAGCGTGCATGTTGCGGGCGGCGGTCTGCGGGGCAAAGGTCGTCAGCAGGCGGTCATATCCCTGCTGGAGCCGGCCAAAGAAACCGGTACCGGCGGCCGCCTGCCCCTTTTCTGTCATCTCGCCCCGTTTGATCAGCATGGAGGGATCACCCCGAAGACGCGGATTACCCCGCCGTTGGCGAGGTTGCGGACCTTCCCGTCCCAGTAGTCGATGTTCCTGCGGATCTCGCCGGCGTCGGCGCGGGTCAGCTGGCGCTCGGCGCCCCCGCCGGAAGCGATGCGGTAGGACTGGGCGCCGCTGGCCAGAGCCGCGTCTGCGGTCATCCAGAGGGCCAGGGCAGTCTTTGCTTCGGCGAGGGTTATCCCGCTGTCATCGGGCATGAGTGGGCTCCAATACTAAATGTATGGAGGCATAAAAAGAAAACCCCCAGATATGGGGGCTATTATAGGTAGGGGGGTGTGAGGGGGGAAGCGGCCAATTGTGGCCAATTGTGGCCAGTTGTGGAAAATATGCGGCTGCAGCCTGGCGGCATTTGCCTTTTCATTATCCACGATCAAGTCCAGATCATGAACGTACCGCCTCGACATCCAGCGGCCGCGCCAGGTCGGAATTTGTTGGGTGGCGCATCAGCAGTCCCCGAATCTCCAGGTACTGCACTGCTGTATCAACCATCTCTTTCCCCTCGTCTGCCTCAGGGCTCTCGATGTCATACCAGATTAAGCTCTCGCGATGTCCTTTGCAGTAACACCCGATGTCAGATCGGGCAGCTTGATAGGCTATTTCCCGTTCCAGCTCGTTCACCTGCATCAGCCGCTCTACTTCGGCAATAAGCCAGTCAACGCATTTTGCAGGGGTGGTTTCCGCGAGGGATGCTGTGCCCATCCTCAACTCAACCGGATGGGACGAAAATATCCCCAAACTCTGCCAGTATTTAACCTGTGCTAAATTCACCGGACCTCCCTCTTTTGCGGGTTTAACACCCCGCTCCACGCCCCAAGGCGTGAGCTAAATTCGTTATGATGCCGACCCGTGAAACCTCGGCAGGAAGAACTTCACCCAGTAAAAACCATCCGAACACGGCCCAACGAGGCAGTCTTTTCCAGCAGGGTAACCGCAGGGGTCATGCACGACCTGATCTTCGAAGCACACCACAACGTGATTGTCCACGCCGCTGTGACCAGACAGCAGGTAGTAGACGCCAGGATTCTGCAACTTCATGCAATCCAGGAGGTCAACAAGCTGCGATGAGTAAGGGATCGTCACCATGAAGAGACCCTTGTTCACCAGCAGCCATTCACGAACGGCAGCCCAGTTCGCGGCCTTCTCCTCTTCCGTCGCCTCCGACTTCCCATCGAAGAAGTGGGGCACATCCTCCAGCCGTTCCACGTCCAGCAGGCAGGCCAAAGCTGTCCTGAAACAGTCGCCGTCGCTGCCTCTTACTTTCTGAATGTGACGTAACATTTACCCTCCGTGGCACCGTGCATCATAATTACAAGTTAATTCTGGCCGTGTGTTGCACCCCACGATACCAGCAGACCGGCGGTTTCCCGCCGGGGCCGGTTGCCGGCATGCTCGGCCCACCAGGATAATTACTGGTTATCTAGTCTTTGAACGCTGCTACTGCAGCGACTCCCAGCCAGTAAAACGCTTCTGGATACTGCTTCTTGTCCAAATTCCTTGCAGACCACCAGAATAGACCGAGCACAATCAGGAAGTGCACCAGGTTTGATGCCTGTTGCCCGCTCATGTTCGCACCCCCAACCACTGGCGCAGTCGCTGGCAGGGGCAGACCTTGGGGTTGACCGGCCAGCAAAGGGCCGCAGTGCAATCCATGCACGGTGAGCGGTTCTCCTTGCTCATGTCCGCACCGCCTCATCATCCTCGGCAGGCACAAAATCAGCATCTTCGCAGCCGTCACTCGGGCAGTGCTCAGGCTTGCCAAGTGCGTCAGGCATCACGACGGTGCATATCACGCCCAGGCACTCCCTGCATTTCCACTTTTTCATGCTGAATTCTCCCATCATCCCTCCCAGGGGTTTAATCACAAGTTATGCCCGGCCAAAGTCGAACAGTGGTAGGCCGGTCGGGCGGAACGGCGGGGGTGGCTCTTTCACCTGGATAGGCTTCGGCTCCGGCTTCCCTGTTTCCCGCGCCACAGTGTTCCTGGCCCAGTTAATGACGTCCGCGAGTCTCTTGCCTTCCAAGCGGTCAAAGCTATTGGGCCATTTCCGCGACCATCGTGCCGTCCGGATCGCCCGCGCAGCAGCCACCCTGATCGCGGCCGTCCGAGTATCAAAAACAATCCGCTTGCCGCAGTACTCGTTTTTTTCGATGCTGTACACGCAACCCTTGACAGAGAATCTGCCGTCTGCCAGGGCAACGATTCCTATCATATGGCGGGAGCCAATGTTGCGGTGTACCTCACGATTAGCCCACCAGTCTTCCGTAGGCCATAGATAGTGGTTGTAAGGCCGCACACCGTCTACCCTCTCAATCGGTCCGTCATACGGGGAAGGATCAGCGCCTCCCATCGGGTTTTTCTTTGCCATAAACCCTCCCTTGTCGCTCCGCGACAGGTCGAAAACCGTTATTCGGCCCATTTTTCTGGTTTCACTACGATCGACAACCTGTATGCCTCAAGGGACTCCGCCGTGATCCTCAGGCTGTTGGACCCGACCAGCCCGTTTTTGCCCGGTTTGATATACTCGTCGGCTGCCGTCAGCTTCCCCTCCTTCACGAGGCCGAGGATGGTATTCACCGACTTGCCCAAGACCTCGCCGGCCTCCTGGGGGGTATAGAGGAGGTTGCGCAGGATATGTTCCCGCTTTACGTCGCGGATGTCCGCCAAGGTGATCCGCGTACGCGGCATTTCATCGTTCTGCTTGATCTTTATTGCATCATCTGCCCTACTCATCACATCCCCCCTGTTGAATTCCATGACTCACATGCCGCTGCTAAGCATCCTCGCGCCGCTCGGGGCCCTGGCCGCCGCCTGCTCCCGGACTCGATCCCTGAATTTAAGCTGTAATATCTCCGCCGCGGCGAAGGCGTAGGTGTTGATGTCCCAATAATGGTTGGCCTTCCCGCGTGGGCACTCCCAGTACCCGTTCGGGTCCTGGTACTCGGCGCACATCTGGCGGGCGTAATCGTCGGCACACTCGGAGTGCAGGTGGAAGGCCCCCGGGTCGTCCGGATTGGTCCGGAGCTTGCCGTTCAGCTGGTCCTTGAAGTACGTGACGTTGATGGTGTAAAGGAGCAGGCCCTGCGGGAAAGGCTTGTTAGTCCCGGGATAGTAGTCGACCGGGCTCTCCTTGAAGTGACGATCCGTGGCCTTCTTTCGCTGGCCCTTGAGCGGCACGAACTGGGGGTTGAGGTAGCAGAACTCATAGACCTCGACGGTGCGACTGTGGTTGGGGGTGGGTCCGGTACCGCCGCCCGAGTCGATGAACCCCTTGACGCAATGGTAGTGGTTGCCGTCGATGTCCTTGTAGGTGTCGTTGTAGATGGTCAGGAGCTCCGCGAAGCTGCTCACCTCTCCCTCGCGAACCTGCCACGTCTCCAGGGAGATCCCCTCGTTAAAGGCCTTGACCTCGTAGTAAAAACTGTTCTGCTGGGTGTCCACCAGCATCGCCAGGCAGTAGATGTTTTTGGGGACCAGCCCTCTCGGACGGTCGTCCTTGAGCCTCAGAATGAAATCTTCCTTGCGGGCCGTGCGCGCTGCCTCGTGCTTCTTGGCCCGGTAGGAGTTGTCCAGCTCGATCTGGTCGGCGAGGTCGCCGGTGCGTGCCTTCAGGATCGCCGCGGCATACTCGGACAGCGAGATGTCCGGGCAGATGAAGGCATCGATGATGAACCCGACAGACACCGGTCGCTCCACGATGGTGCGTGGCACCCAATCGCCCAGGCGGACGGCCCGATCCCGATCCATGTCGTTCCACATCACGCCGCAGTTCTCGCCGGCGCAGATGTAGCGCGCGGATTTGTCGTTGAGGACCTGCTTGGGATCCACGTTGGGCTGCAGCGACGGGACCTTGCCCATCAGGTCCATCTGTCCGGGCCAGGTGAGGCGGTCCTCGCTCATGGACTGCTTGGTGCCGCAGAAGGGGCAGACGACTTGGTAGTCCAACTGCTCCATACAGGCGTCAAAGGCTTTGCTGATCAACGATCCGGCGCCGGCAGGGGAGGAGCACTTGATCTTCTTCGGCCGGCGGAACGTGGTGGCGCGCTTTTCCATCAGGTTCAGCGCGTTGGTTTCCTTTCCGGCCAAGTCGTCGTTTTTGTCGACCTCGTCCGCGAACACGTCGTCGGCAGGGAAGGATGATATCTCCGAGGGCGAGGAGCCCCACACCGGGTAGACCACCGTGCCGTCCCGGAAGGCTATGCGGCTCGCCGTCGTGTCGTCCGGGTTGGCTGAGAGCTTCTTCGCCACCGGCTCGCACATGCGGTAGATCGGGATGAGCCGATCTTTGGCGATCTTCTTGGCCAGGTTCTCCTTGGGCAGCATGACGTACTTGACGTTCCCGCCGCGGTAGACGACCGCGTATAGATGCATGTTGATGCAGCCGTTGGATTTCCCGCTCTGGGGCACGCCACAAATGACGATCTCCTGCACCCAGGGGAGGTTGTAGGTGTCCATTATCTTGACCAGGTAGGGAGTGATGGAGTTATCCCAATCGCCCTGGTGCGCACCAAGCGTAACCTTCCGGTGCTTGGCGGCGAACTGGGAGACCTTCAGGTCCTCCTTCTGCGTCCAGATCTCCAGTTCGCCCGGGTACCACTCATATGCAAGGGAATCACTCACTCTGTTCAGCTCCAAACCGGGTTGATTGCGCGTAGCGGTCCAGCCACCTGTCGAGCCGCTTGTCGTACTCGTCCAGCAGGTCCGGGATGACCGCCTGCAGGTTGATATCCTCCAGATCCAAACCCTGGCCGCGCAGATAATCAGACAGAACATCGATCAGCTGGTCGCAGATCTTGGGGCCGAAGTTGCTCAGATCCTTTTTCAAAAAAGAAGCCGCCGCGGCGCAGCGCTGCTCGACATCCGACCGGAGAATGTAATTCTTCCGGGTGATCTCATTGGAGAGCTGCAGCTTGTCCGCCTGCTCCTTCATGTAACGGGTTTTATGATCGCCGCCATCCTCGGGGACGACTACCGTCGGCTTCCGCGGGTTCTCCCAGGCCTGGGAGGCATATGCCTCGATATCCGCCTTGAGGTAGCCGCCGTCTCTCTGCTTCCGGGGGAAGCCGGCCGCCCGGTCGGCGTGGGTGCGTACGGTGCGGGCGCTGACCAGATACCCCTCCCCGACGACCCACGCCGCGGCGCGCTCGATGTTTTTAAAAGTCTCGCCCGACTCGGCCTGTGCCAGGTTCGCCTGGAACGTGTCGAGCGCCTTCTTCGCGGAAGTGACGGCCTTGATGGTTACCGGGGTCGCATTGGCCGCCATGGCGTCCATGGCCTTCACCAGGTTCCCTTTGAGCTCGGCCTCGAGGTTTTGGATGCGCGCATCGATATCGGTCATTTTGCTGCCTTTGCGTTGTCGGCGATCATCGCCGCGAAGTTTGAAATATCGGCCGCCTCCCGGACCACATTCTCTACGGCGCCGCCGTGGTGTTCCAACTCCCAGCAGGCCGCCTGGAGCTCTTCGCACTCTCTTTTCAGCAGGTGCAGCAGCTCGTGGGCCGGCATGTGGTTCCAGCCTCCCTTGCGGGAGTTCTTGGGTAGCGCCAGCGCCCGCCACATGTGCCAGGCATGCCGTACCACTATCAGGAGGCGGCTGATCACAGCGTCTCGCCCGCGATCGAGAGGTTGATGCGGCCCAGGGTCGACTCTGTCGCCAGGGATCCGCTGCAGTGTTTCATGTATCCCAGGAAGCTCATGACGCTGGCGCGCAGACGGCCGGCGCCTATCTCTCTCTGCCGGTAGAGATCCGACAGCTTCTTGAATCTTTTCTTGGCGCACTTGACGGTCCGCTTCCTGGGCTTGGTGTGGTCCGGCCAGATCCGATAGCCGCAGAAGTCAATCGCATGGCATGCGCCGGCGCCCGACTTGAAGATCTCTGTTTTCGGGTTCAGGGCCAGCTGCAGACGACAGGTGATGAAGCGCTCGATTTCCGACAGCAGATCCTTCAGGTATGCCTTGTCGCGATGGACCACCACGAAGTCGTCCATGTAGCGGGCGTACATCTTGACACCCAGCCCGTCCTTGAGGTGGTGGTCCAGCGCGTCAAGATACACGTTGGCGAACAATTGGCTCGTCAACGCGCCCA